GTTTTCATACTTGTGGCGATTGTTTTCAACAGCTAGGAGATGATGACGATGTATAAGCATCATTTTGTAGGGACAGATTACGATTTAGACACGGGTGAGGCGAACTTGGTTGTGTGTATGTATTGTGATTGCAAACCATACCAGGCTAGTGAGTTTCCTTGTGTCGATGAGGAGCAAGAAGCACGTGCGGATTATTTGGTGAGTGTTCATGTTGAAGAAACAAGAATGGAGCAGGGCGAATGACTGACAAACATTTAGAACAGTTCGTTATTGAGGAAACTGATAGCGATGAAGAAGTGCAAGATTTGCGTGATGGTAGCGACTACCAAAAGTTTATGGAGGTGGGCTAAATGCCTATTGAAACAGACCAACAGTACCTTGAGAGAGTCGTCAAGGAACAGACTGAGCAAATTAAAGAACTCAAAAGGTTGCTCGAAATCTTCGACAGGAAGGTTGATTACTTGGAAGAAATATACGACCATTACGACCCTCAAGAAGAACTTTTATGGGAGGAGGATGCTAATGCCTGAAGAAGACGAAATACTAGACAAGGTTAACGACATGACGTTATCCGATGCGTTGGGAGTGTTATTAGAAGCAGGTCGAACAGACCTTGAGGCTAATTGGGACTCTATTCAAGAGTTCCTTATAGAAAAGGAGGGCGAATGACTGCCCCATATGTAGTGATTATCGTATTGGAACTAGCGCTTGTTGTTAAAGTTAGTAATTTAATCCGAGCGCAGTATAAAGAAAATAGACGACTGAAAGAAGACAGTCGCCTCGAATTGTTGATTGAGATTGAAAGACTTAATGAAACGATTTGGGATTTAACAGAAGGAAGGGGTTATTAAATGAGTGGTACAATAGAAACCAGGCATGTTTTACATGCTCGCGAAAGTGTTGGCATCGTGGAGTTTCATTCACAAAACCATGAGTGTGTCCGATTGGAAGTATCTGACAACTGGTTAACTGTTTACATGGATGAGTCCACAGCTAGTGGGTTGTTGGAAGAATTACAGCGGGCTTTAACTGATGTTAAGAGTCAAAGGTTTGACCGTGAAAGAAACGAGGACTGATGCTGTTAAAAGGTAAGTTTAAGGGTGAGGGCGGTTCATGGTTTGAGAACAGCTACTTTAAGACGCGTAAGAGGATGTTGGCTTTTAAGGTTAAACATTTCGGGGCGTACCATAAGCAGTACCCTTTGTACACTAAACGGGAGTTGAACCGTTGTAGCTGGTGTAAGCAGAAGGATTACATGCCGTTTTATGCGGAGAATGGGCGCGAGTATTTTCATTCAGATACACAAACTGATCTGCCTATTTGTGGTGGGTGTGAGTTTGATAGAATTTCGGATGCTAGGGGTTGGTGATGAGTAAGATGAAAGAATATTTGGAAGATTTACAAGAGTTGGATCGTATCTTGGAGGAATTTTACAAGCTACGTGCCATCAGACAAGAACGTGATCCGATGCCAGAGGATTTTGAATGAAGCTCCTAGTGGCGGGGGTGTGTTGTATCTTGGTGGCGTGGTATCCGCGTGTGCCTTTGCATGAGGCGCAAAGACCCGCACCACCTGTATTGACTACAACAACGACCACTACTACTACGACTGTGTTGGACAAGCTGTGGGTTTCAACCACGACAGCACCACCGTTGATGTATAATTATGCTTTTCCGATGTATAAACGTGGCTCTGATGTAGTCGAACTGCAAGAGTTTTTAGGAATGAAACAGGTTGACGGTGTTTATGGTTCGCGTACACGTAAAGCACACATGGAGTATTTGGGTGGAGCTGAGGCGGTGTTGACTGACTGGCATGATCTTCCTACTAGGTTTCATTTGGATCAGAAAACTTTACGAGAATTGGTTGATATCTATTGGCTTGACGACCACTCAGAGTGGGCACTCAGGGTTGCTTTCTGTGAGAGTAGCGCGATGCCTGATGATACGCACAATGATGCGGTGTCTGATGCTTTAGCTGTCGGTGCTTTCCAAATTTTAGCAAAGTTCTGGTCGGGTAGATCAGAAGCCGCAAACGTGGGAGCTTTCAGTCCGTTTGATTTGGAAGCGAACGTAGCAACAGCGGCAGAATTGTTTTACAATGGAGGCGGCGCTAAGCATTGGCGACCATCTCAAAAGTGTTGGGGTCAGAGTGATCCCACAGTAACAGAAAGGATAGGTTAATGGCAGAAATCTTAACCGAGTTTCCCAAATCAGTGCAACGCACAGAGAGCTACGACTGGGAGTCGTGGTTTGATGGTGTGCCTAGAGTGTTATCACAAGGAGTGGATTTCGCTACTAAGGTAGACTCTTTCAGATCTTCCGCATACCAGGCAGGTAAGCGTAGAGGTGTGAAGATAAGGGTGCATACTTACGCTGATGGTAAACGTATCGCTATACAGTCTGTTACCTCCCCTTTGGTGGGGTGACATGATGTTGAAGGGTGGGGGCTTAATCGTATGGGGGTGCGGTGAGTCTCTACCCTCAACTGTTCAGGTGTCAGTATGAGAACTGATTTGCAGATACAACGCAGGATCATTTCGATGGGCGCTGGTCTGTCAACTACCAGATGGGTGGTTGTCCAAGATGGGCGTATCCGTGAACTGTTCCAAGATTATGACAGAGCTGTCGAGTATGTGAGTGCGTTGACACGCGACTGGGAATCGCAAGACGAATGATAATTGGCAGAAAGTGGGCGATGCCCAACTCGGAAACATTCAAGATCAAACCTATATACGAGTTGATTGCAAGGTATTACGTGAAGGAAGATCTGCAATGGATTGATCCTTTTGTGCGTGATAGTGTATTCAAAGGGCAGATGGCGCAGACAAACGACTTGAACCCTGAGTTTGAAGCGCACTATCACATGGATGCGTTAGACTTTCTTGAACTATGGGGTGACACTGAAGTGGGGGGCGTGTTGTTTGATCCACCTTACAGTCCACGACAGATAAAAGAATGTTATGAGAGTGTGGGTAGGACTGTGCAAATGCAGGATACTCAGTCATCCTTTTGGGGTGACATGAAGAAAGAGATAGGTCGCATTATTCATAAGGATGGTGTGGTTATTTCTTGCGGTTGGAACTCTGGTGGCATGGGTAAGACTAATGGCTTTAAGATAGAGGAGATTCTTCTTGTGCCTCATGGTGGTTGGCATAATGACACCATCGTGACAGTAGAAAGGAAGCAATGATAGGTAAACAAATAATAGAAAGGAAAAGATAATGGGTATACCACCATCGGGTGAGCATACAGCTTTAACCCGTGAACAATATTTAAGGTTACGTGACGAGGAAGCTAAACGCCCTAAGGGTAAACGGGCGCAACGCAGAAACGCTAGCGTGTCGTATGGCACATGGGGATCAGAGTAAAGACTTGACGGACTGGTCTGAGTCAACTACTTTTATACACAACAAGAAACCCTCCTCTTGTCGAGGACAGGGGGGGCTAGGTTAACTTCCTTTCTTTAGCCCCTTCTGTTCTCACCTCCAACCCGAAAGGAAGAACATGTCAGAAGAACAAACCATCGAGGAACGACTACAACGCTTAGAGGAAATAGTTATCCTCCCTGAGCAAACATTAGCTGACGTTGTAGGCATCAACTATCTCACCATCCAGGAAGCGTTAACGCGGATCGGGGATTTTGTTTACAACCAACAAACAGCTTACGAATTTTTTTTATCAGAGTTAGCTGAACTGATCTCACCGCAATATCAGAGAGTGCAGAAAGAAACCGAGCAACCTGATGTGGAAAGAAACTTTAAGATCATACAAGGCGAAAAAGAAACAGACACTCCTCTAGCCTAGCCTAGTACTAGCAACTGGGATACTCGGATGGATGTAGTCAAAGCGAGCCTAGCCTAGTGCTAGCCTAGCCTAGTGGGAAATAGTTTACAAGTCAAGAATGTATGTTAAGGTGTGACACATGGGTATGCAAAAATCAGTCTGGTTGGAAGATGACAGGATTATTCTTCGTCAATCATGGTTAGGTAGTTTAGCTATGTGTCCTGAACGTGCGAGACAGGACATGCTGGGCATCTCTCAATCCACCGAGTCGACATCAACGATGATAGGCACTGCTGTGCATTATGGTATCGAAATGTGTTTACAGTCTTACATCGACACAGGTGAACACACCAACCGTGATGACATGATCGCAGAGTCGCTCGGCTACTGGCAGAACAACGCCCATGAGATTGTTCGTTGGAATCATAAGAACGAAGAAGAATGTGTGGAGATCATCGAGCTGAACTCTGCCGTGTGGTGGGATGAGGTCAGGCTCGGTCTTAATCCTAAAGCTGTTGAATACAAATTTGATATACCCCTAGTGGTGGATCATAAACCTGAAATTTGGTTGCGGGGAAGCATCGACTGTGTGCAACATCACCCCGCCCCTATAGTCGATTGGAAAAATCCTGGTCGTAAACCTCACGACGACTGGGAGAAAAGGCGGTGGTCTGTTCAAGCCGCCGCTTACACGTTTGCTGTTGCATCAATGGCAGACGGT